CCTACGAATTGAATTACATATGCTGCACTGTCTGTTAATACAAATACATAATCTTTACCTTGAACAGCTGCTACAATTTTATTACCTGTATCTAATCTAAATGTACCTGCAGTATTAGTAGCGGTTGGTTGGTACGTTGAATAGTCTTCTTGGTTTGAGAATCTTATAAACATTGGATCCTGAGTCGTTGTATCTCCAATCGTTGTCTCAGTTCCAAAGTGAAATAAATGTCTATCTCTATCTGATACCAAAGTTAATCTTGTTTTAGTAGGAGCGCCTGACATAAGAGTTGCTCGTATACTTCTTGCACCTGAAGCTCCTGCATCCCAAGTAAATGTTCTACCATTATGAATGGTTGCAACTAATATTTCTCCAAAGTTATCAAGACTCCAGAGGCCTGGATCCAGAATCACGTTACTAATTGTACGCTCAGTGCCCCATGTTGAATCTCCCCATAAGTATGTACCCCATCCATACCCTGCTGTTTGAAATGTTGGACCAACAGTTACGTAAGGATCAATTTGTGCTGAACCTGTTCCTGAAGTTGTGGCTGCAGAGTTAGATGGCATTATAATATCAAATGCGTTTACAGTTACATTTGATATTTCAAATGTGTTTTCTGTAAAATCTGTTGTCGCATAACCTGATCCCGTTGGAACAGTAACTGATGAAAATGTAATATATCTTCCACTTGATAAACCATGAGAAGTTTTGTTTACAGTAACTGTTGGAGAACCAATTGATGCATCAAAATTAGCTCCAGTAATTCCTGTATCTAAAGGTGTAATGTCATAAAACTTATCACCATAGTATAAAAACAAACCTTGTGATGTACCGATTGCTGCATACTTTTCACCATTTAGAGATGTCCATGTATGTTGAGCTCTAGCTGCACCGGGAAGAGTTTCATTATCAATAGTTAGTTGTTCCCAACCGCCTATTTTTTCTGGAAGTCCGTATCTAAATCTAACAAAATCACCATCAGTCCATTGAGACTCGGCTCCTGATTGTGTTATTTGTTTATTAAAACCGGGTTTAAACTGTAGTTTCTGAAGCATTATAAAACCTTATTAAAATTTATAGTATATTATATACTATTTTTCAATTTTATTAATACAAATTTATATTAAAAATTGACCGCTACTGTGGAAAATATGTAACTATATCATCCATTAATTATAGTTTATATTTATATTTATTCTAAGTTTAGTGTCTGTTTGAGTTACACTTGAATGTTTTTCTTTCCCATCAAATAAAAGCATTTGATTTTCAAAAGAAGGCACGCGGTCTCCATTTTCAAACAATGTATAACCATTGTTTGTGTTGATCGAAAATAAAGCAACCTTATGTGGCTCCCTCATATCTCTATGAGGTTCACTAACAAAATGAAAAGAATTTCTAACAAAACAATTTATTTTTATTCTATGGATATAATTAAATTCTAATTTTCCTAAAATAGGCATTCCAATATCAAAAAAGTAAGGACTCTTAACCTGACCCTCATGTAAGATTACATGACCAAAGAAAAAATTTTTATCATCAAATTTATTAGTGGTATTATCATAAAAATGATATGGAAAAGTATTGTTAAATAAAATTGATTTAACTTGATTTAAAATATTTTTATCTAAAAAATCTCTTATAATTTTCATGGCCATTTAACCTCAACAGTGCTTAAATCTAGTTCAGTAAGTTTTGGCTTATCTCCAAGCTGCCCAGTAATAAAAAAATTAGCACCAAAAATTATTCTATCTACATCACTTTCATTAGGGGTAGTGCTGTGTCTAAAGTCAGCTGGAAAAACAATAAAGTCTCCTTGTTCTGGTTTTATTTCCCAAGAGGATGAGTTGTAAATATTAAAGTTTCTTATCTTATAATGAAAATTAAAAATATGTTCTATTGTAGATTTATCTAAAGTAATCATTAAACTACCACTTTCAATTTTTACATAATAAACCATACTAAATAACGCATTTTGATGTATGTGTTCATGATGAGAATTTCCTTTTTTTGTAATTGCCATCCAACTATGTGGCATAATCAAATCATTGTCTATTCCTAAAACATTTCTAGCATAATCTAAACCAATATTAAAAAATCTATCTCTTACAAAACCAAGTTCTGGAAAATCTGTTAGTATAGTTGTAGCAGTGCTTAGATCAATTTTAATCTTATTATTATCTCTATGAAACGTATTTTTATTAATAAATTCTTTTAAAAAATCTTCTTTAATTCTAAAATCGGTTTTATAAACAAAAAGAGGTCTTGCCTGTAAATTTAAACCTGCTTTGCTTTTATATAATTCTGCTGGACCACCTATTCTTTTCATATTAACCTTTCATAATTTTTATCATTAAAAAATAGTGATGTAACAGAAAAAGTGTTATCGTATCTAGTGCCAGGAAAATCTAAACAATAATATTTAGATTTTAAAAAAGCCATAGCATCAAAATTTTTTTCACCATTATCTAAAATAATAATGGAATCTTCTTTTTTATGTTTATCAATAAACTCAGCAAATTTCAACCTAGAAATTCTTATTGGATTATTATCAATCATTATAAAAAGATTAGGCTTACTTAAATGAGTAACCAATGGGTTTACTTTACCTATACATGGAACACAAAGATTAAAAACTCCATTTTCATCAAAAAACTCTAATTTTAAATTAGGTATGTTTAATTTTTGTAACTTATGAAACCATGTTAGATCATCTTCAAATGACACTATATTTTTAAATATTTTTGAAAAATATATTGTAGAATTACCAGATCCTATTTCAAGGTAAGTTGAATTTGATAAATTTAATTTATTAAAAAAATTTAAAAAAGTATTAGTTAATAAAGGTCTTTCAATATTACTCATAAACTGTATAAAAAAATCTATTTATAGAAAATCTTCCTTTCACGTTTTTATTTTTTAAATATTTTATGGGCTCTACTTTATGATAATAAAATCCTGGAAACAATATACATCTATTATTTAAAGATTCTATTTTTCTATTGTTTTTAGTTAAAATAAAATCGCCACCTTTATAATTTTTAGGTTCTTCATGTAACCAAGTTATCATTGAAAATTGAAATTGATCAAAATGTTCTTTGTATTCTTCATTGTTATTATAGTGATTTATAACTAAATTAGATCTATTTAGACCTAAAAAAGTTTTATATAAAGCATAATTAGAATTTTTAAAAGTTTCTTCTACTAATTTATGAAAATTTTTATTTTGGATTTTCTTTACATAATTAAATAAAAAAGATTTTTGAATTTGACCATAAGTCAAAACTTGATTTGGATAACATCTACTATTTTTAGCTAGTGGTTCATTATTATTATGTCCAGAGTTTTTATCTCTACTCGATTCAAAAAAATATTTATTATTATATAAATAATTTATTTCATTCCATATTTGACTTAATTCTTTTTTTTCAAAAAAATTATCTATTAATAAATAAGGAAACTCTTTTTCATCTACTATGGTAGGTGTCATTTTATAAAACTACTAGGTAAACCTAAATGAATTCTTTTATCAAACAAGTTGTCTTGATCAATTTCTAAATTATAATGAAGAAAAACTTGACCACATACATTTTTATCAAATTTTTCTCTCCAATGTTCAAGTTCACATCCTTTATAAATAAGCATATCGCCTTGTTTTAAATTAACTTTCACACCTTTTTTTCCTTCTTCTCCAGAAGGTTCAATATATATTGGCCAATCATCTCCTCCTAAATGGAGTGTAGTTGAATACTCACAACTTTTTCTATCTTTATGTCTTTTTAATTCATCACCTTTTAAATATAATCTGGCATATGAATAAGTAGGAATTAAATTTAAATCAGTTTCTTTATTCATTAAAGGTAAAAGTTTAGTCAGCAAAGTATCAAAAGCAGGATCCCCGTAAACACAAAAAGTTTCAGGTAAACATTGAGAATCTCCAAACTGCCCATGCATATCGTTATAAGGAGATATTCTTTTATATTTAAGATAAGTTTTTAATATCTGACTTTTTAATGACAGGTAATTAAATAAGTAATTAGCTAAATCTTTACTAATAGCATTTTTTTTTATTATATAATTTTTAATCATACGAATTTAGGTCCTATGTTCCACATAACTAAACTTTTTCTAACACCTTTTGTAACGGGAGTAACCCTGTGCCAAACAAAACTAGGAAATACAATTACAGTACCTTTTCCTCTTTCTTCACAAGTCATTGTTATAGTGTCTTTATTATTATTGTCAATTGGATCTATTTGTTCTCTAAATTGTAAATCCCCTCCTTCAAAATCATCGTTTAAAATTACAGACACAGAAAGTTTTCTTGTCATATTTTTCTTTTTTTCATCAGTAAATAATTTTCTACTTTGATCAGGATGCCAGTCATAAAATTGTCCTACATCATATCTAGAAAACTGTAATGTTTCAAAGGTAACAAGATTAAAATCCCATTTTGCATTTTTATTAGCAGTGTTTACAAAAGGAATAATTTCATTATGAACCCATTGTTCAGGTAACCAAACAATATTAGAATTTCTTATCTGTTTTAAAGAATGTTTATACTCATCTGTATCTTGAATTTTTTTTACTTCGTCTACACTTCCACCAACAACACCTTTTTCAAAGTCTTTCTGTTCAGCATATTTAACTATTTCATCACATATATGTGGTGATAATTCATTTTTAAAAACCCAGTAATGATGATCTAAAATCATATGTTTACAAACCATCCTGTTGCAATATATTTTTCTTGAGTAGGAGATACAATTCCTCTGTGCGTATGTGTAAAATCACTTGGCCAGATTAAAGAGAGACCAGTTCTTGGTTTAAAAATTGTTTTTTGATATTTAAATTCAGTTCCCCCTTCGTCGTTAACATCATTTAAATAAGTCATGTAAACCAAACCTCTTTCTGCTACATCCTTATTACATCTTTCGTAATGATATTGTTTATAGCCTCCTCCTGGAGGGTAATATTGAATTAAGTTTTGAATAAAAGTTCTATAAGAACCTAAATTATATTTTTGTGTATAATGTATTAAAGCTTTTGATAGTTCGCTAAAATAAGATTGTATAATTGAATTATTTGAGCCATTAAAAAAAACTACGTCAACAGAATCTTTTATATCTTTATTAATTGTACTTTTTCCAGATGTAGTTAACGTAGTACCTAATTTTTTATATTCGTCGTTTTTTTTATGATAATCTATTAAACCTTCACAAATATATTCTGGAATACTAAACTCATAAATAAAATTATCTGTCATACCTTTTTAAAAGGTATATATACTTTTTAAATAAAAGTAAAGATTACGATGTCCAGTTACCTTGGCCTTTGTAAAAATATTGAGCTTGTAGTGGCCAAACACCAGAAGTATTTTCTAATGGTCCATAACCCGCTTCTTTAACCATAACTCTTCCTGGAAAACCAGAATTTCCACCACCTTCTCCGCCGCCGCTTCCGCCCGATCCAGTATTTGGTCCAGTACCCGCATCAATAGGTCCATACAGCGATCCGCCGCCTCCAGCAAAAATAAAATTACCTGGAGAAGATTCAATTCCAAATGGAGTACAATCTGTTCCGTCTCCACCTCTTCCTCTTACAGGTTCAGCGTCGTTTCCAGGGTATCCATTACGTGTTGATCCCGCTCCGCCGCCAGCTATATATCCTGGTCCTGGACCACTTCCGCCATTGTAATCCGCATTATTTCCTCCGCTACAACTGCTTCCG